AAGACAGAAGTATGGACACATCCGATTTTAGTTTTATATTTCTAGGTCAATCGGTATTAAAGTATCAAGTACCATTAGATGTTTATAATATTATCAATCATATTTACGAAACAAAATACCCAGAACTAAAACCTGCTAATAAACAATTGGTGGGTAAAATAGAAAAAGAACATAGTTTATTTTATGATGGTCAAGACCAATCTAAAATGCAAACTCATAATTTATTACCACAAAATGTATTACAGTGGTTCAATCAAAAATTTCATCATTATTTAAATTGGAATAAAATAAGAGATTATAGAGTACATATGAATTCTGTTTGGGTTAATCAAATGTTTGCACACGAATATAATCCAGTGCACGTGCATCAAGGAACATTATTTACAGGTTTATCTAGTGTGATGATTTTAAAATTACCAGAGTCTTATGGTGTAGAATATTCATCTCCACATCAACCCCAAAATGGAAGACTACAAATATTAGGTTCAGCTAGTGGTCAATTTGCACATATAGACTATCAACCAGAAATAAAAGAAAGAGACTTTTATATTTTTCCATATGATATGAGACACTGTGTGTATCCATTCAATGGACCAGGGATGAGAAGAACTTTAGCTGCAAATTGTGATGTAGATTATAACCCAATTAATAACCGAGGAGTATCTTAATGTACGAGAATATGCATATAACAGAACCGAAATGGAAAAGTTGGATAGTACAAACTACAACACCATTATTTACACCAGACCAGTGTAAACAAATTATAGAATGTGGAAGAAGACAACCTCCACAAAAAGCACAAGTGGGTATGGGTAAACCAGGTGGTGGTTATGATACGAAGAAAAGAGTAACTACAATTAGTTGGATCCCTTTTCAAGAAATGCCACATATGTATAGAGACCTTTATTCATTTATACAAAAAGCAAATGAAAATCATTTTGGCTTTGGAGATATACAAGTAACTGAAAATGCACAATTTACAGAATATCCAGAAGGAGGATTCTATGATTGGCATATGGATTGTGATGTCAATATGGCTCACGAACCACCGGTGCGAAAAATATCAATGACATTACTATTGAATGATCCATCAGAGTTTGAAGGTGGAGATTTAGAATTAATGGCTCCAGGTAAATTTGCAGAACTTAAACAAGGTCACGCAATTATATTTGCATCATTCTTAAATCATAGAGTAAATCCAGTTAAGAAAGGTGTAAGACAATCTCTTGTTGTTTGGTTTGGAGGTAAACCTTTTAGATGATTAAAGAACAATTTTTTCCAACTACCTTATATGGTAAAGATTTAAAATTAAATAATCAAGCCTTAGCTGATCATATTATTAACTGGAGTAAACAAGATCCAGGAGTTCAAAAAACAAATATGAATGGTTGGCACTCAACAACGGATATGCATTTAAAACCAGAGTATCAAGAATTAGTTAAACAATTATACATAATGCAAGAAGAAATATATCAAGAAGAATGGTTAGATCGAAAACCGATGTTAGGCAATATGTGGGCGAATATCAATTATCCTGGTGGATATAACAGGCCTCACGTGCATCCTAATTGTTTATATAGCGGTGTCTATTATGTAAAATCAAATCCTCAAGCAGGGCAATTAGTAGTTAATGATCCAAGACCAGGAATACAAACAATGATGCCTATTAGAAAACCTGGACAACCACCGCAGCATTTATGGAGAGAAGCACATTTAGATCCAATACCAGGAAGAGTGATTATGTTTCCTGCTTGGTTATGGCATTGTGTTGAACCTAATAAATCAAATGATATAAGAATATCAGTAAGTTTTAATTTTATACAAGATGGCTTTCAATAAATATCAAGTAATCAAAAAAGCAGTTAGTTATGAACTAGCTAATTTTATCTTCAATTATTTTTTATTGAAGAGAGATGCAGTAGCTTGGATGTATCAAAACAATATAACTTATGATACAGGTATGTTTGGAACGTGGACAGATCAGCAAGTTCCTAATACATATTCTCATTATGCAGATCAAGTTATGGAAACATTATTAGTTAAGATGTTACCAGTAATGGCTAAAGAAACAGGACTTGATTTAGTACCAACATATTCATATGCAAGAATATATAAACAAGGAGATATATTAAGAAGACATAAAGATAGACCTTCTTGTGAGATATCGACTACTTTAAACTTAGGTGGTGATCCTTGGCCTATATTTATAGACGGAACGGGTGCAGATTCTGTTATTGATGAATATAAACAAATACATAAACCTAATGCCCCAGAGGGTACAAAGGTTTTACTAGAGCCTGGTGATATGTTAGTATACAGTGGGTGTGAGTTAGAGCATTGGCGAGAGCCTTTTGAAGGACAAGTATGTGGGCAAGTATTTCTACATTATAATCATAGAAATGGTCCTTTTGCAGAAAAAAATAAGTTTGATAAAAGACCATTGCTTGGAATTCCACCAATTAGAAAATAGCTAGTTCTATACTAGTATTAACTTTTATTGTAAAATAGGCTTATGGCTTTACGAAAAATACCATTTAGACCAGGTTTTAATAAACAAATCACAGATACTCAGGCTGAAAATGTATGGGTTGATGGTGATAATGTACGATTTAGATATGGTATGCCTGAAAAGATTGGTGGCTGGCAGCAGTTAGTTAACAATACTTTAATAGGTGTAGCAAGAGCACAACATGTATTTGCAGATTTAGATGGTCGTAAATATGCAGCAATTGGAACTAACAGATGTTTATATATTTATTATGATGGGGATTTTTATGACATTACCCCTATTGATCCAGACAGACAATCCACTGGTGCAAACATAACAACGACCAACGGATCAACGACTGTAACTATTACAACCTCTGGATCTCATGCAATTGAAGTAGGGGATATTGTAACGTTTGAAAACGCAGGATCCTTTACAGGAGGTCAAACTGATTATACAGCTACAGATTTTGATGATGTATTGTTTGAAGTAAAAGCGACTCCAAGCACAACAACCTTTACTATTCAAATGCCAACAGCGGAAACCGGAACAGGGGCAACGAATGACGGAACATTAGATCCATTACCTTACATTCAAATTGGGGACATATTTCAAAGTCCTGCTTTTGGTTGGGGTATTGGTAAATGGGGTGCAGGTACATGGGGAACTCCTAGAACTGCAACAGATGTATTTCTTGATCCTGGTGTTTGGTCATTAGATAACTTTGGACAAAATTTAATTGCAACAGTGCATAATGGTAGAACATTTCAATGGTTACCTATTCAAGCTAGTGGTACAGGTGCATTAACCACAAGAGCATCATCGGTTGCTAACAATCCGACAAAATCTGTTATGACGATTGTGTCAGATCAGGATAGACACTTATTTCATTTAGGAACTGAAACAACTATTGGTAATCCATCTACACAAGATAAAATGTTTATACGATTTTCAGACCAAGAAGATATATCTGATTATCAACCAACATCTATCAATACAGCAGGTACTTTTAGAATTGATAATGGTACACAAATTATTGGAGCAACTAAAGGTAAAGATTATATTATGATCCACACCAACACTGCTGCGTATGTTACACAGTTTGTTGGTCCACCATTTACATTTTCAATTAGACAAGTAGGCGCTAACTGTGGATTGATTGGACAGAAAGCATCTGTGTTCGTTGATGGTGCAGTATATTGGATGTCTGATGAAGGTGGTTTTTTTGTGTATGATGGTACTGTTAAAAAGTTACCATGTTTAGTTGAGGACTTTGTATTTCAAACAACAGGTTCTAATTTAGGTATCAATAGACAAGCAGGAGAACAAGTATATGCAGTACACAATAGTTTGTTTTCTGAAATATCTTGGTTTTATGTTAAAGCTGGATCTGATGCAGTCGATAGAGTAGTTACTTATAATTATGCAGAAGGTACTTGGGTTACTGGTACACTTGCAAGAACATCTGCAGCAGATGCATCAATATATGATAAACCTTACATGACAGAATTTACACAAAATGTTGCTGGAACTTATCCAACAGTTAATGGTATATCTGCATCACAAGGTGCTTCCACATACTACGAACATGAAACAGGAATTAATCAAGTTGATTTCAATGGTAACAAAACGGCCATACAAGCTTACATTGAATCAGGAGATTTTGATTTAGATGTTGAAGGTGATGGAGAATACTTTATGAAGATTAGAAGATTCATACCTGATTTTAAAGTATTAACAGGGAACGCTAAAGTTACATTGGATTTAAGAGATTATCCTAATAACACAGCAACCTCATCTCCTTTAGGACCGTTTACAATTACATCCTCCACTGATAAAGTAGATACACGTGCACGAGCTAGACTTGCTGCACTTAAAGTTGAAAATGATTCAACCGATGAAAACTGGAGACTAGGACTATTTAGAGTAGATACACAACCAGACGGAAGAAGATAATGGCTAAAGTAACTGTACAAATTCCAGAACCTAAAGAAGAATATGATGCAAATAACCAACGTCAATTAAATGCATCTTTAGAAACTTTAAAAAACCAATTGAACTTTTCTTTTCAAGAAGATCTTAAACAAGAAGTAGAAAGATTTACTTGGTTTAATATAAGGTTTGGTTGCTAATGTCTTGTAATAATGTAAATCCAATAACAGGTGGTAGCACTGTTGATGATATTCCTTTTTATCTAGCCGTACAGCAAGGTAAAGTTCCTGGTTATACAATGGTTAATAAGTTTGGATATAATCCTAGTATTGGTTCATTAGCTTTTGAAACTATCTGGGAAACAGGAAATAACTATCCTTGGCAATCTTCAGCTGTTACTGTTGATGTAGTTAGTGATGACACTAATGATGATGTAGCAGGAACTGGTGCTAGGACTTTGAGAATACAAGGTTTGGATGGTTCTTACAATTTTGCTGAAGAGACTGTTGATATGGATGGAACAACCACAGTTACAACTACTCAAACTTTTTTAAGAGTATTTAGAATGTCTGTAGAAACAGCAGGATCAACTGGAAATAATGAAGGGACCATTACTGTAACTTATACAGGTGGATCAGATGTTGCTGCAACTATATCGGAAGGTAATGGACAGACACTAATGACATTATATACAATACCTGCAGGTTATACTGGTTATTTATTATCAATGAATATATCATCTGGTAAAGACCAAGAAATGCAATTTAAATTTATACAAAGACAAAATGAAGGTAGTAATGGAGCTTTTCAAACAAAACAATTTTTAGATGTTAGAGGTGGTCAAACAACAGTTATATTTAATGCAATCAACGTGATACCAGAAAAAAGTGATATTTATGTATCTGGTAAAGCAAGTTCTACTTCTTCTGCTTCTGCTTCATTTGATTTATTATTAGTACAGGATGGATATTAATGGCAAATATATATAAAAACGCATTCTTTACCGGTACTACTACCAATGCTGTTACAGTATATACAGCACCGGTGAATGGTAGAGGTATTGTACAAAATATACAAGTAACTAACCAAGGTGGAAGTAAAATTGTACAAGCAAAAATAAATGATAGTTCTAATTCTAATACTTCTAACTTAATCGCATACGCATCTATTACAGGGCCAACTATTTGCAACATAGCTAAGGGCCCAATTATATTAGAAGAAAATGATTCATTGACTTTAGAGACAAGTGATACTACTAATATAACTGCAGTGTGTTCAATATTAGAAATTTCTAGAGAAGATCAAAATGGCTAAACAAAAGTTTACGCATTTCGTACCACGTGCAAAACCTAAGAAGCGTCCACGAGTTCATAAAAAAAGACTTAACAAAAATGAAAAAAGAAGTTATAAGAAGTACAATGGACAAGGAAGAAAACAATGAGTGATTTAATTAAAATACCTGCTGAAGCTAAAGAAATTATTAAAAATAAACGAACAGGTAAAATCTATGCTTCTAAAGATGAGTTTCAAGCTGATGTTTTAGAT